GTTACTCGAGTAGCTCAGGGTGAATATCTTATCGAAGGCGTTTTAGGCTTTAACTCAGATGCAGGTTGGGGTGGTGTTGATGGTGGTATTGAAATTCCACTTGATGTTAATAAACAGCCGTTGATATGGGTAGACTCTGAAGTTATGGAGGATGGTTCTATTCTCGTGAGAACGTATCATCGAACTCACCCTAACGCACCTAAATTCGCCCGTAATGATATTGATGGTTACAAAGACGGTGACCCGATTGATATCCCTGATGGTCGTTTCATTTCCGTTCGTGTACAGATGCCAGAGCAATCCATCTATAACGTGAGAATGCGTGAGATGGAAGAGTCGCAGAAAGCGGAAGAGGAACGCAGGGAAAAAGAAGAGGAGATGAAAGAGCAATACGGGCTGGGTGAGAATGATGTATTACTGTAATAATCAGTTATGCTTACTGAGAATAGAGCTACTACTGTTATAGTACAAGTTGTATATGGGCTATAGTCCGCTTTGCACCATGAGCGGACTTATCGTGGTTTTAAAAAGCCCCCCATGAAGTGGTCAACTTTTATCGACCACTTTATATAGCTATACCTCTACAGAATCACATCACACGAGGAATTTAGTACTAGTCTTAACCCACGGCCTGATCGAGCGCCTCGATTGCACCTATCATGGCTTCTACAGTTGTTCTATCAAATTCTGCTCTGTTATTTTCATCATGTGTACCTTTATTGAGGTATCTCCATTCACGTGATTCTCCGCTAATGCCAGTCAAAACATTTATGGGAGAAAGCACGGCAATTTTATTTGGGTCATTAAAATCGGTACGGCCGATTTGTTTTCTCAATTGATCTGAGAGATTACGCAGTTCAATAGGTGCAGTTGCTGACCTCAGTTTAAGACTGAGGTTACCGTCACCGTGCTTGTTTACATAACGCCAGACCTTCCCTTTCATCAGAGATTCAAGTGACTGCCTGCATTTAGTTAGCGCTTCCCTGATTTCATTACGTTCATAATGGCTTCGCGCAGAAATAATATAGTTCCTGGGGGCACAGTTAAAATCCACTCGGATATGCGATTCATCCAGACGCGGTAAAAAGCTGAAAGTTCTGGACTGTGCAGCCACTGGCGCAGGCAATAAATTCTGAATGTCTTTGAAAAACTCTTCTCCGTGGCATGCCAGGATGATTTGCTTATCTGCAAAGAAAGCATCTTCAAACAGCGTTCGTCGAATAGATTCTCTGTGATCGTCATCGATAGCATTGACCGGATCATCAAATACCAAAAGTGGGCATTGCTCACTGATGTTTTTTGCCAATAAAATAGCCAGCCCTATGCAGCGGACATGCCCTTCACTGAGCACATGTAGAGCATCAAAATATTGCGTTGGATTGTTTTGGAATGCTACCTCCAGGCGCTGGTTTTGCATCAGCGGGAGTTTAACACCAGCGAGTTTTTCGCCTGGAGGGTCATTGCGGTTGAATGCATTGTACAGAGTAACAATGCCGTCTCCGAGATTCGCAACCAACTGCTGAGGTAAATTCTCTTTATAGGTATTCAATTGCAATACGAACTGGGCATAAGCTGCTGAGATTTCTTTGTTCTTTCTTACAACGGATTCCTCAAGTGCAACCTCTTCAATAAGCTGCCTGTTTTCCGTATCAAAGTTATCAATCAACAACTGAGCCTTCGCGATAGCCCTTTCTGTAGTACTTCTTCTTTCCTGTAGTATTATTATTTGGCGTTCTGATTCACGCAGATTCACAAGATCACGCTGCCATGACTCCCGCAATTTAGCAGTTGCTTCTGTTTTTTTATCTTCATCTTCCAACTGTAGTACCTGTTTCTCCAGAAGAGACCAGGGAGTGATACCATCGTCTGCTGGTTGATGCAGATCATGCCACAAAGTGATGGCATTATCTTTTCGGAATCTTTCGAGTGCATTTTCATGAGGAAGAAACTGGCAACAGGTGCCGATAACTTGCAAGACAAGATGCATCTGATGGCTGAATGAATGTTCCAGCTGAGCTATTTCACCCTGTAAGGCTGACAAAAACTCAAGCTTCAGTAATTCTTCACTGGCATGACTGTAGGGGTTTTTTATGGTTTGCTGGAGTGGGGTATGGCATGCGGGGCACTGTTCTGGGCTGGTGCTCTGTAACTGGACGACTGCTTCAAATAAACTTTTAAACGAAACCTGCAGACTCGCTTCTGCCAGTTGCTTCTGTTTGCCATACAGAGTCGCCAATACAGTTTCAACAGAGCCGCTTAAGTCCTTCAACATAGAACTGGTCAGATGGCTCTTGTTCGGAAGAGGGGTCTGTAGCTTTGTCTCAAGCTGCCGGATAGCCCCCATATTTTGCTCATCTCCTTTTAATTCAATCATCATCTGCTGAAAAGAAAGGCCCTCGCGGTATCCAGAAGCTAGCGTCTGTTCCTCAGAAGCCAGTACTTCAAGATCAGCCTTACCCGCTTTCAGTTGCTGAATGGCTCCCTCGAGTGTGCGACGTTTTTCTGCCAGTTGAACGGCTTTTATGCCTATTAGATCGATGTATTTGGCATCAATTTCCGCAGTAAAATTTCGGACAAAATCATTGAATGCATCCAAGCCGAATAACGTTGATATAAGTTCGGTCTGCCTTGCGGGGGCCAGCGCCGCAATTCTTGAGAAGCTATCGATACGGTTTTTTTCAACAAAGCAAAAGCGGTGCTGTGCTTCGTTATTCTCAATAGACACATCCTGCCCTTGAGCTCCAACACCAGTAATCACAGGCGCAGAAAATTGATTGACGTATGCATTTCTAAAATAGTCGGATTGATTACGAAAGCGTTTACTTGCAGCCTCAGCAACGTTGCCTAGTAATGTGTATTCAAGTGCTTCGCAGAAACTTGACTTCCCGGTACCGTTGGGGCCATAAATCAGCACCAGACGCGAATCCAAATCAAACTCCTCCTGTCTGGCAAATCCTCTGAACGGTCCAACGGACAGCTTTTTTAACCGACTGAACGTGGAGACGCGTTCGGAGTTCTGCTCAGGCAGCGGCGGGATTTCCAAGCTTAGGGTATCCCAGGCGGGCTGCGCCAGCTCTACGATACGCCTAATCCGCTGGCCCTGCGCTGTACCCAACGGGATAATACTATCCAAATTATCTCGTACTAGGTTCGCCATTTTTCTGACATTGCCGGGTACGTCTGCTACGTCTAAGGTTTGGAAAAAGCGCAAAAACTCGTTACTGAGCATAATGAATCCTTTTTGGCTTGTCTTTTTTCTTCTTGACTTAGTTCAGCAAGATTTTTCATTTGATAAGCTCTATTAATGAATTGGAGAGTAATTATAGCATAAGAATAGGGCGAAAATTGGAACTTAAACAAGGTAAATCTGATGTGGGTTTTACACCAGTTTTACACCAGTATTACACCAAGCAAATTCCAGACATAAAAAAACCAATCGTAAGTGGTTGGTTTTCTTAAATAAAAATGGTCGGCATGATAGGATTTGAACCTACGACCCCTGACACCCCATGAAACCGATTTTAATTTCCCTAACACTTTGATTATAAATATAAATAATGCATTTATATGTGATTGCATACAGTGCTGGATATACAAAATATGCATTATAGGAATCAATAAGTTAAAGGGAGTTTTACCATAAATTATCCTAGTATAGAAAGTTCCTTTTCAGCTGAAAGAATTAGAATACTTTTATAATGGCTAAAAGATTTTGTTGATTTAGCAACATATTCATCCCATGTTTCATCATCTATGATTTCTTTTTTTAGTTCTTCAATAATATTTTTAATTATTGATTTAGATTCTTGAGATAAAAAAATTGATTTTAAATGTAAGATATTAGCGAGATTATTAAGATGTATGTTTCTATTTTCTCTTAAAGTGTCCATTTTTTTGTTAAATTCACCTGTTTTAAATTTATTTCTATATTCAATAACATCTTGATATAGTTTATCTTTATCTTCTTTGGTGATACGCCCACTTTCATCATCAAAATATTGATCAACGCCATATTCAAACCAATAATATATATTTAATTCCTTTTTTTCTAGGTCTAGATAGGAATCTAAATCAAGAAAGATTTTGAATATATCTTCATAAATTTCTTGTTTTTTTATCCAGACTTGTTGATTAATCCAAGTTTGCTGAATGAATTGATGTTCAATACTTTTAGTTGTCTCAGTGTTTTTTGCTAATTGAGTATTTATTTCAGTTAGATTTTTTTTTATAAAATCTAACTTTGATTTTTCTTTTAGATAACCTGTAACATAAATAGAACAAATTGATACAATTGAAGAAATTAAGGCTATAAAAAAATATGTCGATAATGATAAACTTTGATTAAACTGAATTTTACTTAAAGTATCTATAAATTGTTCTATTGTCATGATTTATCCATTTATTTCACAATGTGGTACTTCAACCCATTGTACATGGTTTTCTGTATAAATTTTGGTTGACTCTGCATCACTGTGAGCCATTCGAGCTTGTGGATCAAAACCACGTTGTTTAAACATAAAGGCCGCCAATGCTCTTATTTCATGAAAGGTAGGCCTTTCATCTAAAGGCAAATGACTGGCAACGCCCACTCGATCACGTAACGCTGAAAATGCACGGCTAAGGTAATCAGGTGCGACTTGTGTTGGATGATTAACTTCTTTACTCACCTTATTGGGGATACGAGTTGGTAGCCTATGCACAATATAAGGGCTTGCCACATTGTCACGGCTATTATCGATAATATCCTTAAGCGCTTTACCTATGGGGATCGCAATATGAGATGCCTCTTTATGTTGCACTTTTTGTCTATGAATATAAATCATCCCGTATATTCCATTTAAAGGTTCTTCATACCATAAACACCCACAGATGCCTTCTTTGGGAGCTTTGATATTGTATTTTATGCGTGATACTTCAAGCCTTGCTTGTGTTGTTTGTAATGCCAGATCCATTGCTGTTCTTAACCAAGGTTCTGCGGACGCTCTAATTTTAAGAAAATCATCATAAGATAATCTTCTACGTTTTTTCCCATCGACTCTTTTCATTTTCTTACGTTCAGCTGGGTTATCAAACATAAGAGATTCATCCATTGCGTAACTAAAAATTTTCTTTAGAAAACTTACCTTACGATTTTGTACATTAGCAGAAGCATCGGCATGATATTCATTAATATAGCCATTTACATGTTCCAGAGAGATTTCATTTGCGGGGATATCTTTAAAAAAGATCTTAATTCTTTCTAAGTCATTAACCCAGTTACTAAGTGTACTGTCTGATGGTTTCTCATCATTAGTGATCCGCAAAAATAACTTATCTAAATGTTCTGAGAGAGGGAGGGCCTCTCCATATTGCCCTCCCGAGTCAATAATTAATGAGTTAACAGAAATGCATTTTTCTGGTCGCATAATATTGTTGTATTCTCTGGCTATTGCGATAGCTTTTGCTTTATCTGCACCAATGCATTTTCTTAAACCATTAGTTAATGTAAGGCGATATTGTTTAACTGATTTATCAAAATAAAGAAAGTCAGGTAGATGCCTAAATTCCTTTCTTCTAGGTCTACTGGCCATATCACGAAGCCCTTATTAACTCATCGACACATGAAGAAATAACGGATTCGATACCCCAACGTTCGGATGAATATACCCAAACAGAACAATCAACGATTTTGCCTTTTAATAAACCTGTTTCTACCCATTTTTTTATGGTTCTATTATCTGGAATAGAACCTACTTCAAATTCTCGTTTAGCCCACGCACTAGCTTTCATCAGTTTTCCGCTCATTTTGGTCTTGCCTCATCATCAATAAAATAAGTCGGTCTGCTGTATCACAGGAGTGTTTGATTTCAGCGTCAGTGCATGGTCTATTTCTTACACTGAACGCTAACCGACCTAATTTAATATCAAAACTTGTTAATACTTGGTTCCCTGGTTTCCAAGGTGTTAATAATTTCATGGTGGTCACCCATTGGTCTTGAATAAACCACCATGCTAATAACAACGAAAAGTAAAAACTGATTATGCTTAATCAACTTTTTACTCGAATAATCCCCTCTACTGGATAGCACTCTGCAATTTTTCCTTTGGTCGCGAATAATTCCTTATCAATTAAACAATTTTGTTCATCAGGATAAATGTAGCCATAGGGTTCGAACTGACAAATCATCGAACTACATACCAAAAGGAATAAACCATACATTATTGTTCACTCCTTTGTTGCTCCGCGGGAGTAGGCTGAAGTTCAATTTTGATGTGTGCTGGAAAGTCGTATGAAACATGGCAACGTCTATCTGTTGAAACAAAGCCATGTGTGCCATCAGGTAATGTGATCTTTACGGCTTGGTCTTTTTGTTGAGAGTGTCTAAGCATTGGTCTTGCCTCTTTGTGACATGTCACTTAATGAATAATAGCTGTATTTATAGGGTGCCCCAGTTGTAGCAATAACGCTTTTTGCATTGATGAAAGTGCTTGCTGTTCTTGCTCTGTGACATTTTTTGTTGATGCTGTAGACCATTCGATACTGCATTTATTGGTTGCTTCATCATGGGTAATAACAACTTCTAACTTCATGGCCATAACGTTTATCTCCTGATAATGCGCCCAATAAAGGGCGCTATTATGAATTAACGAACCATTAATGATCGGTCACCAACTTCTAAGTGAGCACCAGGTATTTCAATTCCGTTTTCAAGCGCTTCTTTGATGCCTTTTTTATCAGGCGCGGTGATGGTTTGAACATCAACCAACTCATCCGGTAATAAAGCCTCATTGTCGATAATGACTCGAACAACACCAGCTCTAGCAGTGAATGTATTTTTTGTTGTTTTTAATTTATCTAATCCTGAAGCCAATAAGCAGTTAAGAGCATATTTCTTTAAGTTTTTAGCTTGGTTTTCGAATGATTTTTTACGATCAGATAAACGTTTAGATTCTTCATCCAGTGTTTTAGCTTGACCTTCGATATTGCGAACGTGGTGCATAATTGCATCCAATTTATCACCTAACTCGCCCTCGATACCTTCCAACGTATCTGCGATATCTTCAGGAGAGAATTCTCCTGTTTCAACGAGTTGTTGTAATTTTTCATAATTGGTCGCCAGTGCGATAGCAGTAGTATTGGTCATTAGATTGCCTCTTCTTTATGTTTCAGTTGGTCTAAACACTCTTTTTCGATTTGGTTTAATCGACGTAAACGGCCGGACAAATATTTCTCATAATCGTTGTCACGACGCTCTTGAGCTGATTTGATATGTGCAGAAATTTCGCGCGTTAATGTGGATGCAATGCCTCGCAATTCATTCTCAGTAACAGCACTACGCATCACTTCCGTATGTTTAGTAAATTTCTCGTCTAATTCTTTGCGAATACGTGTGATATCTTCCGCTTTTTCACTCGCGTTTTTGATTTCGAACTCAAGCTTATTACTCGCTAAGTATTCAGGGTTATCATGCATACCCATAAAGACATCAGAGCTAAAGCCAAGCATTGATAGGGCTTTTTTGATTGCATCAGTTAGTGATTTTTTAATAGCTTCACCGTCAACCTTAATGCCATAGTTAGTTTGATAGCGGTATGGTGTTGCACCATAACTTTCAAACTCACCGCGGGTTTCACATTCGATGATGTACCAAAAACGGATCTTAATTGAGTGGTTTTGTTCGCAGAATAACGCTCCATCAGCATCACGTAAAAAACGGGTTGCAACTTGTTTATTACGTTCATCGAGAACAGGTTCTACAAGAGGCTTTCCATCAATAAATTTTTCTTCAAGGACTTCATAACCCCAACCTTCACCAATAGGGCCGAATATTTCAGTCGCGCGCATAAACATGTAAGTGCTGTTTATGCTAGTCCCTATAAATCCCATGCCTTCTAACGGCTTAGTAAAGCGAGGGTCTGTACGTTGTACTTGTTTCCAAATACTTAGGTTATTAGCGTCACTCGCGTTAAGAACTTCATCAATAACACTGGCACGTTGCTCAAAATTATCTTGTTGTGCTGATGGTGTTTCGGGTTCTTTAGACTCTACAGTTTGTTCAACCACCGGAGAACTTTCTGTTTTAGGGGCTACTTCTTGCTTTTTACGTGAACGTTTAGGCTTAGTTTCCTTTTCAACGGTACTTTTGTTAGATACCGAAGGGGTATTATCCAATTGGTTGGAAGTGATACTTTCTTCTTTTTCAGCATTGCCAGTAGGCTTGTTAATACCTAAATGACGGTCAATAAATTCTTTTCGCGCATTGGGATTATCTAATAACTCAGGCTGTTTTTTACTTTCAGCTATTAACGAGAAAATCTTTTCACGTGGTATATCCAAGATGCCAGCTGTTGTGCGTAAATCCATTGACCAGCGTTTCCATGCTTTGTCGTCGTCATCTATCAGTTCTTTGGCTTTTTTTACTTGAGATGCGAGGACATTATTAGGATCAAAGTCATCTAACAGTGCTAAGGCAATTTCGGTATCTATGGTTGAATAGTTACGTTTGATAGAAGATGTTTCTTCTTGTTGTTGTTCTGGTTCTTCGGTTAGCCAGCTTTCACCTAATGATTTAGCTTCTTCAACGGTGACATCTTCATTAGCAAACTCATAGATAGCCTGTGCTATTTCCATTGTTTGCTCAGCATCCATCAAAGAAAGTTTTGTTATTTCAGCTAGGCCTGTAGCGATATTACGAATTTTGGGATCTTCTTTTCCTGCCAAATATTCCAGAGCAGTTGAAAATTCATTGTTAGTTATTTGAGTCTTTCCAAATAAAAGTAAACACGCAATTCTGGGCTTCGTTCCTAGTTTTTTGAAATTTTTATATTCAATAGGTTTCCATTGTGTTCCATCAAATTCATTTTCAACAGCAAATTTTTCATCGAATATATCTAAAGTAGGGCAAACAGAGCTGTCAAGGTGTTCGCTAATTAATGGCTCATCGGTGTTAAAGTTACCCATAGCTTCTGGATATGCTTCAGATAATTTTACTACGGCAGTCGCTGTTGCCAGTTTTGCATTAGCGGTGTTTAACGCTATTGCTAACGGTACAGCACCGTTGTTTGTACGAGCCTCGGTCGTAGGCTCAAATACACAGATAAAAGTTTTCATTGGTCTTGCCTCTTAATTTCCTGATTTTGCTAGTTTAATAGCTCGCTTAATGCCCGCTTTTTTGATAATTACACGCTTATATTTCCCATCAATGGGATTAGAGTAAGCCGTACCTGTTGAAGGGTAATATTCAACTCGTCTCTTACCTCCAATGATAGAAATATGTTGAGTGCCAGAAACTATCTCACTGTTATTTTCATGTTCAATAACAGATAGTTCAGCATCTAATACAGCATCAATTGCTAGATTAATTGCATCCATAATGTTCACCATCAGTAAGGAATTTCTTCATCTTCTTTAGCTATTGCTTTGCCTTCCAAGCAGAGAAGCATTTGGATTTGATCTTCTAACAAGCTTGTTTTCACTTGGGCATCAGCTAGGATTTTTTCTTGTTCATTACGTAGAAAATCAATTTCAGCGTGAATGAGATCAGTTTGAGTAGGCTCTTTAAAAGGAACATCAACAGTGTGTTCAGCAATAACAAAACCTAGCCCAGCATTGGGATCGGCTTTAAATGCGTAGGCGTTATATTGGTAAGAACCATCGAACTGTTTTTGAGCATGAATATAGAGTGTGACTGTTAGACTTTCAGGTTGTGCTTTCATAGCAACTCCTTTAAAATAACGGTGATCAGTGATTTATCATTGGTCTTGCCTCTTCTAGCGTTTGGTCGCGCTAGTAGAACTCCCGATAGCTTTGGTCGGCAATTCGGGGTAAAGGAACCCACTTCGGTGGGTTTTTTTACGTCTAAAATTTGTTGCCCGTCTTTCCGAGCTGTCAGGTCTGCCTTGTAGCTTTGGTCGGTAACTAATTAAATTCCCTGGTATTGCTAAAAAACTTGCCGTTATGCCGTGGTAATCATTACAGGTCGCGATGAGAGCTGTGGTTCTCCTCCGACATAACAGCAAAACTAAATCTGAACACTGACCTAAACACTTGCTGTGTAGTTTGTCTTGCTTGTAATTTAAGATAACTTAAATACTTTGTCAATAAAATTTAAAGTTATCTTAAAATGCTGAGTTTCTGTTTATGAATGCATGATTTTTATACTACATATATTATGGTATTAATAAGTCATGTTAATACAATGTAATATAAGGGAATTTTGGGAGGGGGAAGATATCAAAGCCCTTTATATTAAGGGCCTATGCCATGCGTGGTTATTTTTCTTTATTTAATACCATAAAAGTTATAATTAAAGCCCATGAAAAGCTAATTACTTTAAACCATAAGGGGTATTTTTTTTGTAGAGAAAACCAGCAGAAAATCATAGGGAAGAAAAATGTAAATATGAATAGAAATATAAATTTTATCGTAAAAAATTGTTTTTCTTTAATAGCTTGATTCTCTGCTTTTTCTTTTTCTTGTTGCTCAGTTATACGTTTCTTAATCATCTTCTCTATTTGATGTTTTTCTGACTCCCAATTGGGATGATTAGAATCAAGCCATCTTTTTATTTCGAAAACAAATTTTGAAATTTTATTTTTTGCTCTTTGCCCTGTATCGCCTGAAAATTCAACCTCTGAAATAGCACGATTAAAAGATAGTTCAAGAGTGTTGAACTTGTTAATTAATTCATTATCAATGGATATATTTTCAATGGCAACGTCATCACTGTAAATATCAACACCATTGATACTCAAAAAACATAATTTCATTAATTGAACATCATCTTTAGAGTCTTTAATAAAACATTCAAAATCAATCTGTTGTTGTTCAGATTTTGTTAGTTTATTACTAGTCTTTTGTTTTTTAGTTGAGCCAGCTAATTTACTTCTGTATGAAAGACCTGTTCCAGGAATACCTAAATTAGAATGAATTCCATTTTTTCCTATATTAAGGCTAGCCCCTTTTTTCCCTATAGAAATACTACTAATTCCATTTTTTCCTATATTAACTTTTACCCCTGCAATTTTTATTGTTTTTTTAAATCGAAATGCCATTTTAGTACTCCGTATGATAACATTTAGTCAATACAATGTAATAGTTAACCGTATTGTTTTATGGTAGTTTTTTTATTTTAGCATCTACGACAACACCAACTATTCGACAGTTACCATTGATTGATATCATTCTATATTGAGGGTTTAATGGCTTTAAATAATGATGACCAGCATCAATAATATACTGTTTAAATGTGGTTTCGTTTTCACTTTCTAATTTAGCTACTACAAGTTTACCATTTGTTGGTTCTACATTTGGATCTACGAGAATAATCATTCCTTCTGGGATGCTTAATCCAGATGATGAGGTCATTGAGTCCCCCACAACATCTAGCCAAAAGGAATCATTTGAGCAAGATACGGTTGTTTCATACATTTCATCAATATTACATCTATCGTATGGTTCCAATGCTTCAGTCCAAGCTCCAGCCATGACTCTACTGATAAGAGGGTATTTACCTTTTGAATGATGAATTCTCGGGGTCTCAATATTGCTTGAATTTTCTTCTTTTCCTTTGAGTATAAATTCAGGTGTACATCCTAAGGCATCAGCAAGAGAGAATAAATTATTACCTGTGGGTTCAGTTTCTTCCTTTTCCCATTGAGAAATCGCAACATGGGAAACTCCCACCTTCGCTGAAAGTGCTTTTTGAGTTAGTCCCAATTCTTTTCTGCGCAATCTAATGCGCTCACCAATCGATGTTTTTATCATAATTAAGTTATCTTAAATCTTCTTGACTTAAGTTTCCTTTAATTGAATACTTAAATAAACTTAAAAAAAGGAGTCCCCAAAATGGTCAAAGAGGATGTTATTAAATACTTCGGTTCCCAAAGATCTGTAGCAGAAAAACTTAACATTTCTGATGCTGCGGTACATTATTGGAAAAATATTATTCCAGAAAAGGCCGCATTAAAGCTTTCTCGAATCACTGATGGAAAGTTGAAATATCGACCTGAACTATATAGTAAGGTGGAGTAATTAATTTCCATTAACTATATATGTTCATCGTTAAAAAAACTGATTCTAAATAATCAATTTTGCGACAGGAGACGCATAGATGAATTTTGATATCAACATTATCAGAGCTGAAATTGAGGACTGGGCTGTAGAACAAGGGCAAGAACATGTTGCTATTGAGATTAGCCGAGCTTACTTACGATTAGTGATTAATCAAGAATATGGTCGATTACATGCCATTGAGGATCAAACGGGTAAGGCAGACTGGAAAGCAATAAACAATAACCGGCAACAGATATTCCGTTGGTTACGTGGTGATTCTCGCGCATCTCAAAGAAAAATTGCTGAGTTAATGCCAGCGATTGAAATGGCTCTACCAGCTTCGAGGTTAGCTCGAGTACGTGGAGACACCAAAAACTATTTAGCAACTGTAGCCATTCAGCGTTTTGCTGATGCTATGACTGAAATCTTATTAGAGGGTCGTGACATGTCACACCAAATAAACAATGTAGTACGCGCACTAAATGAGATATCACGCCCGACCAGCGTGCATTAATTCAAGAGGCAAGACCAATGATTAGAGCAACTGAAAAAATCACATACCGCAATGGGTTTATGCTGAATGATAAACCTGCTCATATCTCAGATATCCAACATATTTTTGATGGTAGACGCGTTATTGCGTTGTTAATTTGGGAGCAGTATGAGCGAGAAAAACAAAAATTACTGTCAAAAAATTTAACCCCTGAGCAGTACCAAAATGCTTGCCGTAATATAGCTAAAGCTCTGGGGGTGTGAAATGAGTAATAAATTAACCGGCTATGTGTGGGATGCATGTGCTGTTTCAGGTGTTAAGGGTACCAAGTTAATGATCATGGTACGCCTAGCCGATTATTCGAGCGATGAAGGGGTTGCTTATCCCAGTGTTGAAACCATCAGTCGTCAAATTGGTGCGGGAATTAGCACAATTCGCAATGCATGTAATGAACTTGAGCGTGATGGTTGGTTAGTTAAAAAGCAACGTAGAAATGGCAATCGTAATGCTTCAAATTTATATTTTTTAAATGTCGATAAATTGGAAAAAATCGCATTAGAAGAGAACGCCAAATTAAGAAAACAACGTGAAAGGCTATCAAATTTTCACCGTCCAGATTCTGACCGTTCAGATTCTGACCGTACAGAAAACAGTAAAAATGTACGTTTTGACCCTCCAGAATCTGGCGTTCAAGGTGGTTTTCACCCTCCAGAATCTGGAGGCGATCCACAAGTAAATTCAAAACATGATCCACAAGTAAATTCAAAACATGATCCACAAGAATTACTCGAGGGGAAAAAATCGAAAAATAAATTCGATCCGAAATTGGCTAAACCGTCAAATGTGAGTGATGAGGTTTGGCAGGATTGGATTAACTTCAGGAAAGAAATTAAAAAACCGCTGACAGAAACCATGTGCAAGCAACAAGCAAAAAAATTATCGCTTTGCACCGATGCCAACGCTGTGATTTGTAATTCAATTGCCAACGGTTGGCAGGGGCTATTTCCTGAAAGATCCGTAGTACAAACTCAAAAAGTAAATTCTCATACTGGGTTTAGCGAAAAAGATTACCAGTCTCAAGATCCTCATTGGTTTGTGGGAGGTGGAAATGTCTGAACAAAATTTATTAACTGCGGTGAATATTCCCCCTCGCTTTGCTAATGCGACATTTGAATCATTTGTCGCCTCAACACCGACAGCAAAACATAATTTAAAAATTTGCCAGCAGTACGTCGAAACTTGGAGCGACCGAAAAAACGCAGGAGAGGGGCTTGTACTGTGTGGAACACCCGGAACTGGTAAAACACACCTTGCAGTATCAATCGCCCGTCAGATTGCCGGAGAATTGCAAGAAACGGTATTCATTACCACAGCCTCACGTATCATTCGCGCTTTTCGAAGAACATGGGCTGGAAATTCAGAATTCAGTGAACTTGATGTACTTGAAAAATACTGCACACCTGATTTGTTAATTATTGATGAAATTGGTGTTCAGTATGGCACTGATTCTGAACGTAATATCTTGTTTGAGGTGATTAATGATCGCTACGAAGATTTGCTACCTACAATTTTGATAAGCAACTTGCCCGTTGTTGATCTACAAGAAATGCTTGGTGAACGAGCCGTGGACAGATTATTACAGGGGGGAACAGTATTAACGTTTAACTGGCCAACATATCGTAGAGGTAATCATCATGCATGAGAAAGAATTAGAACATGCGGTGATTAGTGGTTTGTTAGCTGGTGGTGCTAGTCAAGATGCATATGAGGTATTAGCCACATTACCTGAAGAAGCCTTTAGTTCTAGATATTTTCGTAATGTCTACAAAGAAATTAAAAAACAAGCGCTAGCAAGTTCTTTAATAGATCCCTTTTTTATTGCTGATGCGCTAGGTGAAAAAGGCGATTTAGCAAATTTACTTGAGCTATCTAAAACACCTATTTGGACAGCAAATTTAAAAGGCTATGCCTCAAAAGTTTATAGTTATTATCGTGTTAGAGAAGTCATTCAATTAATTTCCAAGTATCAAAATGATATTACTACTGCAAATAATCATGAACAAGCTGAAGAATTTATTCATCAATTTGCAACCCAAATTGGCCAGCTGACAATTGGTAATCAGAACCTACTTCCTGTGCATTTAAATACACTACTTGAAGGATATGTAGATGTTTTAGAACGCAGAAACAAAGGGGAAGATGCTGTTGGGATGATAAAAAGTGGTATTGAAGCTTTAGATGACAAAATTGGAGGCTTTAATCCAACAGACTTAGTTTTTATTGGCGGTCGTCCTGGGATGGGAAAAACAGAGCTTGCACTAACGATGACTGAGGGAATGACCAGAGATGGAGGCGGTGCATTATTCTTCTCGATGGAAATGTCTAATCAGCAAATTACTGAGCGTCTAGTTGCAGGTTCTGCTCAACTACCAATATCAACATTGAGACATCGTGGGCGATTGGATGATGAAGGATGGGGGCGTTTAAGTTCAGCACTAGGCCATTTAATGGATAGAGATATTCATATCATCGATGCGAGTAATCTAACTATTGAACAAATATGTGCAATCAGTGAAAACCACAAACGTAAATATCCAAATTTGAAAGGAATTTTTGTTGATTATTTAGGGTTAATTAAAAAACCTAAAGCAGAACGTAATGATTTAGCAATTGCGAAAATATCTGCATCTTTAAAAGGATTAGCAAAGAGGTTACACACGCCAACTATTGCGTTAAGCCAGCTATCTCGTGATGTTGATAAAAGACCTATTAATCAACGCCGTCCTGTTTCTGCTGATTTACGCGATTCTGGTAGCTTAGAGCAAGACGCTGACTTAATTTTATTTACCTATAGGGAGGCCGTATATAACCCCAATAGCCCTGCGAAAAATTATGCCGAGATCATTATTGATAAATTTAGACACGGAGAAACCGGCACAGTCTATCAAGAATTTAAGAATGGCCACTATCTGCCTACCGACCAAATTACAGCGTCAGAAGTGTCCAAAATGCAACAACAATCACAGCAAAACGATAAAAGACGTCGTTACGCAGAAAAAGCATTTTAGTTAAAACAGAGGCAAGACCATGACAATTAAAGACTCTCTTACTCACGAATCTCTCGTTCGTGATAATCACCCTATATTACCCGACGATGGGTTAGACCATACACAGTGTCATATTGATCGCCTCCATGCATCAGCAAGAGCGAGAACAAAAGCACCTTATCAACCTAAGGTTAAACCACAAAAATCGACGAGGTAATTATGTCTAGGCGTTCTTATTTGCCTGATGATTTACCTCACAATCGAGCTTTGTGGCCAGAAGAATATCGCGAGTTAGAACAACTTGATTTATTAGCTAGTCGATTAATTAGACAGCTTAAAAATCAAAAAATACATAGAACGCGAGTGTTGGTGGAAATTGAAAAGTTGACTGAGGTACATCGGGAGTTTTTTAGAGATAGGTTGAATTATTGGCGTGAGGTAATGAAAGCATGAGTAAGCATCAAATTAAACACCCCGTGATCCGTTATCACGGAGGTAAATTTCGTTTAGCAAAATGGATATTAAGTTATTTTCCAGAGCATCGTTGCTATGTAGAGCCCTTTGGTGGAGTTGCTAGCGTCTTAATGCAGAAAGAACGTAGCTATGCAGAAATATATAATGATCTAGATAGTGAAGTTGTAAATCTATTCAAGGTATTAAGAGATCCTGAATTAAACATTAAGTTACAAGAGGCTTGCTTACTTACTGCTTATTCCCGTGACGAGTTTATGTTAGCTAAAGAGTTTATTGATAATCCATTAGAGAGAGCTAGACGTATGGTTGTTCGCGCTTGCATGGGGTTTGGTTCTGCTTCTGGTTTAAACGGTAACTCGGGATTTCAGTCTGATAGTAAACGTGAATATTCAATCTACTCACATTTGTGGGCTAAATATCCTGAAAACTTATCTGCAGTTTGTCAGCGTTTGCAGGGAGTCATTATTGAAAATAAGCCGGCATTAGATCTGATTAAAAAACATGACGCCACTGATACTCTATTTTATTTAGATCCTCCATATATGCCTGAAACACGAGTGAGTGGTAATCGTTATTACAACTTTGAAATGACTAATGGGCAACATCATGAGTTACTGCAAATTATTAAGTCTGTTTCTGGAAAAGTAATTATCAGTGGCTATCACTCGAATTTATATGATGATGAATTATCAGGCTGGAGAAAAGTAACCAAAGAGGCTCGTATTTCTGCCGGTCGTGGTACCAAAATTCGTACTGAATGTTTGTGGATGAATTATTGAGGTAAGATCAATGGCAAAAACAGTAGCAGAACGTAAAGCGGAACAACGTAAACGGCAGAAAGAATTAGGTGTAACTAAAATTGAATTACTTGTAGATAATCAAGAATTGGAAATGATAAAGCGTAATTGTGTATTGCGCATGCCTGGTCGAGAACCGTATGGCATTGTTGAATATTTACAGATGCTTATTCGGAAAGATGATGCTGAGTATAAAAAGCAAGTAGAGAAATTATCTAAACGTAAATGTAAGCGTTGTGGTGATATATTACCTGTTCAGCAATGTTGTATGTCAGGTGATTCCGAATGTTGGGTCACTAGTGGATACAAAGAGTTGAAACTGGTTATCTAACTCAACCTATTGTATTATTACAGTATTGGTCTGAACACCCAATCCTAAATATTTGCTGTGTCAACTGAGAGTTAAGTATGGCACAGCATAGCTTTATCAAAATGTCTAACGATACTCTTGTACCGGCTAACCCTGTTACGAGAGATTTTCTGCATTCAAAAATCAAGTGTGGTGATGTGCTTTCAGCTAATTTTAAGAAAGCTCGTAACCCTCGATTTCATCGTAAATACTTCGCATTACTCAACTTAGGCTATGAATATTGGGAACCAGTTGGCGGTACCATTTCACCTGAGGAGAGGGAGCTTGTGCGTGGTTACATCACATTCCTTTCGTATTACACGGATAATGCTGACGCGCTCTTATCAGCATCCGATATCTATCTAGAAGAAGTCGCACAAAAACGTGCGCAAAATATCTCAGCAACAAAATCATTTGATGCTTTTCGCTATTGGGTTGTAGAGCAAGCTGGTTATTACGATACGTTTGAAATGCCTGACGGTAGTTTACGTCGTGTTGCTAAATCAATCAGTTTTGCAAATATGGACGACTTAGCATTTAGCGAACTCTACAAAGCCACACTCGATGTGCTTTGGAATTTTATCCTTCGTAAGCAATTCCCCACTCAAAAAGCTGTAGAAAATGCAGTATCTCAATTATTAAGTTTTACGTAGAGGCAAGACCAATGATCAAATCAAAGACCAAAGAAGAAAGACAGTGGCTATCAGATGTAGCGGAACTGGGTTGTATTTGTTGTCGCAATATGGGGCTTGGGGCAAGTAGAGCGGAAATACATCATGTTAGAACAGGGCAGGGAATGGCACAACGAGCAAGTCATACAGATGTTTTACCACTGTGTCCGCCACATCATAGGGCGTGTTATGAAACCGGCTTTCATGCATCACCTAAATCATGGCAAGAAATTCATGGTAGCGAGATTGAGTTATTAGAACAGACTAAGCAAGAAGTAATGGAGTTACGAGCATGTCGAGTATAAAGAGCATATCAGATGGGTTAAAACTTGATGATGATCAGGTTGCATGGATCCAGCCTTGGTTATCAAAATTTGGAGCATGGGTATATTCAGGGAGGATAGAAAAAAGGCAAAGCAGTATTATTGCTGAATTTATGGCGACAGTAGAAAGGCGTGATTATCCTGAGCGAGAAATATGTAATGACGATGACGGAATGTTGATTGCTAAAGTGGTCGATAAAATTTATCACATAGACAGAATAGCGTTTACGCTCTTGTTACTGCGTTATGCCTTCGGTAGTTCAGATCGCGCTATTGCTCGTTATTACCACAATATAGCAAAACCGCGACAAATGATTAGGCGCAATAGAACGGTAGAATATAGAAAACCCTCGATGTCTACATGCCGAAGAGAAATTGAGGACATTATTAATTCAGCCGAATATTTAATTTACCCACATTTAAAAGATGCATTTAAAAAACGAGAAAAAGAGTGGAAAAGTAAAAATAATAGCAAGAACGTGTTGACTTCTTTGAGCCAATGATCCACTATTTAAGTATAAGTTGCCGTTTTTATACAGTGACCAACTAACCCAGCCTAAGTGCTGGGTTTTTTTGTATCTAAAACAGATAAGAGTTGCTGTTTCCTTTGTTCAGAGTTACATGTGTGTTCACGACCAATAACTGACCAAAGGTATTAAAATATCATGTTAAAACATAGTGATATGACAGAAGAGGCAAGACTTGTTTTTGAAGTTGTTCCGCATACGAAAGAGGTAACTGTTGGCGAAGTTGCACAGTTTACTTATTTAACTGAGCCACGTTGTCAATTGATATTAACTCAGTTGGCGATGGCGGGGCTAATCAAAGAAAACATCAAAGAAAACACATTTCAAAATATCTAATACTGTGAAAATGGGCGACTGTAAAAGTGTTGGTAGCACCTTTACAGTCATTCACCCGTTCTGGTAGATCACGGACAAACTAAAGCCCACTGCTTATGTGCACAAAGCATAGTGAGCTTATCAAAAAAGGTTCTCCTGATCTATGAAAAATACTGTGAATTTAAACAGTGTAAATTTAGTCAATGATGACTCACTCAGCTATATAAAAACACTTCCCGATAATTGTATTGACTTAATCGCAACTGACCCGCCTTACTTTCAGGTGAAGTCTTGTAGTTGGGATAATCAATGGGAAAACGTAACATCATATTTATCTTGGCTTGATGAAATGCTTGCGGAATTTTGGCGAGTATTAAAGCCTAACGGTAGCCTTTATATCTTTTGCGGTTCGAAACTAGCGTCAGATACAGAATTACTCGTTCGTGAAAGATTTAATATTCTAAGTCACATTGTATGGGCTAAACCGTCAGGACCTTGGCGCAGGGCATGTAAAGCTGATTTACGCAGTTTCTTTCCAAGCACTGAAAGAGTTTTATTTGCTGAACATTATCAAAGCCCATACAAGGGCAAAAGTAGTGCTTATCTTCAGCAATGCAAAGCGCTTAAAGAAAATGTATTTAAGCCTTTAATTGAGTATTTTAAATCTGCACGTGAATCGTTAGGAATAACAGCAAAAGAAATAAAACAGGCCACAGGTAAACAAATGGCTTCACACTGGTTTAGTTACAGCCAATGGCAACTACCGAGTGAGTCTGACTACAAAAAACTGCAGGAGCTGTTTTATCGCGTAGCAAGTGAAAAGTTTAGTAGTAATCCTTTAAATCGTGATCATACTGATTTGATAGAGGTGCAGGCTTCTCTTAGTCGAGAGTACCAAGAGCTTGCTGAACAATATCAATTATTGCGCCGTCCTTTTTCTGTCACCGTTGATGTTCCTTACACCGATGTGTGGACGTATCCACCTGTGCAATATTACGCAGGTAAACATCCTTGTGAAAAACCAGCTGAAATGATGGAACACATTATTCGCTCAAGCAGTCGCGAAGGTGATCTGGTTGCTGATTTTTTTATGGGGTCGGGTGCAACACTAAAGTCCGCATTAAAGTTAAATCGTCGAGTTCTTGGAGTTGAACTTGAGAAAGAGCGATTTGAACAAACAGAACAAGAAATAAAAGCTCTAACTTGTAAGTAATTCTTACAGGTTCAACTATCCGGAATTTCCGGATAGTTCACATGCTCGGTTATTCCGAACAACTGAATTCCTTGCTATAAGGTTATGGTAGCGCGTAACAGTCTGGCTGAACTAAACCAGCCATCTATTTCAATAAGTCGTCTAATGCGACTTTTTTCGTATATGCCGACCACAGGGCGATTACCCTCGTTATCACGTTCACACAAGAGCTGTGAGTCGGCACTCCTTTAACTAAACTTAGGCACTCCGTAGGGGGTGTATATACGCATGGACAAATTAACCAATGCTACCTACGGAACAGCTGGCTTAACTGCCTTTTTTGCAAGTCTCTCACTTTATGAATGGGGCTTTGTAATAGGAATGGGATTTAGCATGCTTCTTGGACTGGCAACTTATCTGATGACACGGCGAGAACAGCGAAAACGAACAGCATTATTTGCTGAATTGGTTCATCGAAATTGTTCTAGTGATCCGCGAGAAATCGAAAAAATAGTCGGTGAGATGCTGACTAAAGCTAAAAAGGACATCTAATGAACCTAAAACAAAAAGTGACAGCTGTTGCGAGTGCTGGTGCGGTAAGTATTGCACTAACAGTGATTGGTTATTTTGAGGGCGTGCGTTATGAACCTTACCGCGATGTTGCTGGAATTCTGACGGTTTGTTATGGACACACTGGAAACGACATCATTCAAGGTAAGACATACACACAACAAGAGTGTGACGAGTTACTACAGAAAGACTTTATCAGAACGCAACGGCAAGTAGATATCCTGGTTAAAGTGCCGGTCGATGATAAAACAAAAGCTTCTCTATATTCCTTCGCTTTTAATGTGGGTACCACGGCTTTTGCACGGTCTACACTACTAAAGAAATTAAATGCTGGTGATCAGAATGGCGCTTGTGAAGAAATGAAACGCTGGGTTTATGCTGGTGGAAAGGTGTGGCGAGGGTTGGTCAGTCGTAGAGAGGCGGAGTCAGCATTATGCAATGGAAGCCTTTAATCATCATCGTCGGTTTTATCCTTACATTACTCATCTCGGTCGCTAGTGGCATTTATCTCTCAATTGATAATTCATGTATTAACGATAAAGCAAGCTTAGACAAACGCTGTCAGATTGCTCTCTCACATCATCGGTACTAATTATGAAACACTGGAAACTTTACATTGTCGTTGTGATGGTGGGGATTGTTGCTGGTGGTTGTGCGCTGATTAATGCACAAGCGAAAAGAATTAACACACTGACAGAAAACAACAAAGAACTGACTACCGCACTCGAAGAGCAGAAGGATATCAATATTGACTATCAAGCACGCATAGAGCGACTAAATCAACTTGATACAAGGCACACACAGGAGCTTGTTAATGCAAAGAATGAAATTAGTCGCTTGCGTGATATTAGTGAGCGTAATCCTGAACGGGTGTACATCCGAGCCAGTTGTCCGAAAGACGAAACCAATTCAACCTCCGGCATGGATGATGCAACCACCGCCAGACCTACTGACTCCGCTGTCAGAAATTATTGGCTACTCAGAGAGCGAATTGCAGAGTCAGAACAGATGATTAAAGGGTTGCAGGATTATATCAAACAAGAATGCATGGAATAAAAAAAGCCCAGCATGGGGGCTGGGCAATACTAGCAAGATATCAATTAAAGTGTAGCGATAGCTACTTAGTATAGCTTAAGTAGGTATATATACCAGATTGATTATTCCTATTTATCTCCCACTTAAATAAACAGCACAATATAAAAATAACCCTGTGAGTTTGATTTCACAGGGTGGCTGAATTTAAGCAAAAAATAAATACTCATTAATCATACTGCTATTTTTATTTCGTGCCAATAGAAGAAGGCGTAGCGTTGTCGC